GAGCCCCGCAAAATGCGGGGAAGGTTCAGAGACTATGCACCTGCTGCCGTAACGTACCTGCCTGCCGCAGGCAGGAAGCCGACGGTAATGATATAGTCCACTTCCGAAAGTAATTTCGGGTCAAGTGTAACCACCAGGTCCGAGGTTCGAGTCCTCGCGGGGGAGCCATTGTTGACGAACAGACGCACCAAGCTTCTGTTCGGTTACAGCCCCATTTCGGCATTGCGCCGGAGTGGGGCTTTTCTTTTTTATACCGTCGTGATTATGCTCACAATCGGTTATATCGGCTTGCAAAACTGTGTCAGGATCGCCGAGGTACATTTTAAGGTCAATTACGTCGTTATGGATCACAATGTCTTTAATTAGGGCGTGTACGAGGCTTTTCTGGGCATCTACGGGGGCTTTGTCGAGGTGTTGCATGGCAAACTGCAGGGTTTCGTGGAGGTAGTCGGCTGAGTTCGCGGTCATGTCATTGGCCGTTTTTTGTGTTCGTAGTTTGGTGAGCTTGTCTTCGAGGGTTATGATCTGGCTGTCAATCTCGGCCATTTTGATTTTGTAAGCAGGGCCTTGAGTTACGGTGCCGGTCATCGCCAGATCCAGCAGGGTTTTGGCTTCATGCTGGCAGTCGTTGAGCTTTGCTTCGCTTTCCGTGATCATGGTATCGATGCGCCCGGCCATCAGCTGGGCCTCGCGCATGGCATCGCCGATTCCTTTGGCTATAATCTCGCGGTTTTGAGATGCCTTGCGAAAATAATTGATCAGGGCCCGGTCAAATACTTGCGCCGGGATGCTTAGTTCATCGCATCCGAGTTTTTGTTTTGATCTTCCGCAGATGTAATAAGGAAAACTCTGCCCCGATCGCCCCTTGTTGGATATCGATATAAGGTGGCTTCCGCATTTCCCACACCGTAACAATCCGCTTAATAAATAATCGTAGGTTTTTGGTTTTCGACTGAATCCGTGTCCGGGCAGTTTGGCAACGAGCATTTTGTTTGCTTTCTCCCAGAGTGCGGGTTCGATCAGGGCTTCGTGAATTCCTTTATGCATTTCTTTTGCGTAATAAATGTATCCCTTATAAAAAGGGTTTTTGATGATCGTTGACAGTGTTTGTTTGCGCCAGTCGTTGCCGTGGCAGGTTTTGACGCCTTGGCGCGCCAGCTCATGTCCGATCTCCATGAGTGATTTGTTTTCTGCGGCCATTTCCCAAATGATTCGCAGTTTCGGCGCGATTTCTTGATTCAGTACGACCGTGTGAGGTTGTCTGCCGTTAGGGAGGGGATCACCGTTTTTGATCAGCTTATAACCGTAGGCTAAGAAACCGCCAACCCATTTGCCTTGGCGCACTCGGGCGATCGCGGAGGCTTTCACGCGTTCGCCGGTCAGCTCGCGTTCAAATGCGGAGAGGAGTCCGAGAATTCCTATTACTACGCGACCGATCGCGGTTGAGCTGTCTAAGTTTTCGCGGACAGATATGAAATCTACATTCTTGTCTCGGAAAAGATCGATGAGGGCGTAGAGGTCGCGCGGGTTTCGCGTTATGCGGTCAAGTCTGAAAAATATTATGCCGTCAAATTTTCTTTGCTTCTCAATATTTTCAAGAATCAGCTGAATTCCCGGCCGGTTCAAATCTTTTCCGGAATAGCCGTCATCGTTGACTATTCCGTTCTTACCGACATCCGCAAGTTCATAGCCAAACGCATCGAGCATATTTTTGCAGTGATGCGCTTGCGCGTCCAATGTCGTGAAATCGCCTTGTGCTTGATCGTCGGTCGAGCACCGCGTGTAGATTACGAATCGTTTTTTTTCTTTCGATCTAATTATTTGTGTCATCCGCGTCTTTCAAAGTCGTGTGTTAATTTCGACCCAACCCTATAATGGAAGCTACCACAAGTCAAGCTATTACAACATCTTAGGGCAGTTCTGCTCGGGGATCGCAGAAACGCACTCTCTATCGCTATATACGAAGATTTCCGGCAGGGTGACGGATATTTTTTATTTTATGACTTTTTTTTCGTCACTTTTCCAAAAGTCTTCGTATGTAGCAAGTAGAGGAGCGTTATGGGCGAAAGGCAAATATCTAATTTTGAGAAACGGTTCAAGCGAGGATTCGTTGTTGTGTATCCGGAGAAGCCCTTGGAGGGTGCGGCCCGGAGAATACAAAACCAAAGAATCCTTGAAGCCGTCAAAGCCGTTCTAACTGGAATATTAAAAAGAGAGCCTACGCCTGATGAACTATCTGGATGCAAACCAATTACTCGAACGAAGAAAACATAGATCGACCGCGCATGCGGTTGATCGGGCTGAATTCCGGACACCGCCAAACAAAGGGGTGTCCACATTAGCCAAAATTATCGCGGATTATTTGAAGCATGGGAAATACGCGAGGTTCGCTGTCTTATCAGGAATGCTCAGCGCGATTATCTGTGTATGAAGAGCGAGGGTTTTGAGGATCTTTTGCAGGACTGTTTGCTTCATTGGTTTTTCATGAAAGATCAGTATCGGCCGGAGGAAGGAGCGTCAGAGCGGACTTTCTTGAACAGGGTTACGCGGCATAAGCTGTCCGATCTTATGCGTATTAAGGGGGCTAATAAACGAAAGGTCTTCTATATGAGCGAATCGCTTGACGCGTTCGACGAGGATGGGGAATCAAACGGTGCAAAGGAGAAGATATTAATGGTTGATGAACAGACGGTGCAAAAAATAACCGCGGCAGATTTGCCGGACGCGATGTCGCGGGCAACCGAGAAACTTTCTTTCAGGCAGAAGCAACTTTGCCGGTTTCTTATGGAAGGCATGAGCATTAAAGGGGCAGGCGAAAAAATGAACATTCCGAGGACGACGCTTAATGAGGAAGTTAAGCGCATTCGCGTGATATTTCAGAATGAAGGATTGGAGGAATTTTTATGGTGATTAGAGAGGAGGGTCAAGATGGATTTGGTTTATAAGTTTGAATTTGATGAACGGATCGACAAGCAACTGGTTCAGGAGCAGATGGAATCAGCGATGCGCGCCGCGCGCGGCGTCTTCGGGAAAGCCCGGGTCAAGATGGACGGGTCATTTCTTATGTCCGGACACCGCGTCATTATTCACGTTACTGATGAGGTCGGCGCTTTGCTTGCGAGCGTCTTCACGGAATGCGCGACCGAAAAGATTGGGGAAGATTTTTTTATTGTCGAACGTGCCCCGAAGAGCAAAGAAAGGAGACCAGATGAAAATCAATAAGGGTTGGAAGGAAATTTACAAGGGGCTGAGTGACTACAATCGGCGCAAGATGATTGAAGCAAATCGGCCGTTCGGCAAGGATCCGAAAGAGTTCAGGGAAACGATGATGTGGCTTTTGGCGGGCCTGTCAATCTTCGGAGTTGTATTGAATGTGCATAAAGACCCGGCCGGTTTTCTGGTGTGGATGTTTACGAATTCCTGCTGGGCAGTGATCGATTTTAGAAAACGTTTATACGCTCAGGCGTTCTTGTTCGTTGTGTATTTCTTCTTGGCGTTGTGGGGCTGGATCAGCTGGGCAAGATGAATTGGTCAGGAGGTGAGAAAAATGGAGATAGATGAGCCGGTAGACAAATTTTTATCAAAAGAAGAACAGCTTTTGCGCTGGTGCAGGCAGAAAAGGATTTTTTCAAAGGCCGAAGCTATATCTTTTGGCACCGAGAATTATTATTTGCGGGCCGAGAGAACGATCAGAGATTTTGTTTTGCAAGGCATTGTGAGGAAGATCGGCAAGGATGAATGCATCCGGCGAAACCTCAAGGGCAACATGTCTTGGTATGAAGTTGTTTCTTGTTAAAAAGGTTTTTCATGGAAAACATCGATATCAGGGATTTACGTGACGGGAAGTTTCTATGGATAGATAAGGCCGCTTTGAATTTGGTCAGCGGGAAGGCCGGTAATCGCGGAGTGGCGGTCTATTCGTGGCTCTGCTATTACGCAAACGCGAAGAATCAAAACTGTTATCCATCTTTAAGGACGCTTGCTCAGCATTGCAATGTCAGCCGCAGGACGATCATGCGGACGGTGAAAGTCCTCGAAAAGATTCAAATCGTTACGATCGAACGGAAAAAGGGCAAGCCAAACGTCTACAAACTTCTCAATTCGCCTGTGGATAAAAGTAGTGACACCGCTGTCACTGGTGACACGCATGGCACTGGGGTAGTGACACCGATGTCACCACTGGTAGTGTCACCGTTGTCACCCAAACAAGAATTAAGAGATCAAGAAATAACGAACAAGACGAACGTTTGTTTACCGGATCTGTGGATAACTTCGGAAGTACCTTATGGCCAACCGAGCAAGGAGCAGGTAGCGGAATTGGCTTCATGGTGCGAACGGCTTCTTGAGGAGGTTAATTTATACCTTTTGCTTTTCGAGTATCGTCATGCCAAGGGCTACCCGCCTAAGCCGGACGTTCTTATTGGGTTGTGTAAGCAGTTTAAGCAGGGTAAGGGACGGGTAAGGAACGCGCAGGCATGGTTTAGGAAGGCTCTTGAGGTGCAGATGAGGCAGGTTTTCATTGACATGAACATTCGAGAGCATGAGCGGTTGAAGAAAGAGCCGGTCAAGATAGGGCAGTTGCTATCGCACATCATTCCTCGTCGAGAATAGGGTTTACGGGTCCTTGGAAGGGGGTGGCGGGTGCGGGTCGGGCGAGGCGCGAGCCTTCAGTGATTTTAGGGTAAAAAAACGATGTCAATGTCAATTCAAGGGGTCTTCCCTTGGGGAAAAGCGTAAAAGGAGGGCATAGTGGGGAAAATCAATGTTCAGCCGGAAATAGTGGAGGTAAAGGTCGCGGATTTGAATCCCGCTCCGTATAACCCGCGTGAAATATCCGAGGGGGCGTATTCCGGTTTAAAGCACAGCTTGGAAAAGTTTGGTTATGTCGGATTGATCGTGGTCAATAAGCGCAACATGCGAATTGTTGGCGGGCATCAACGATATAAAATATTGCAGGAATACGATGTCGAGAGCGTGAAGGTCATCATGGTTGATTTGGATGAGATCGAAGAACAGGCTATGAATCTTACGTTAAATAATAACGAGATCGGCGGGGAATGGACAGCGGCACTTATCCCTCTTATTGAGAGATTACGAAAAGAGGCATCGGAAGACTACGTAAATCTTCGGCTCAAGGAGCTTCGAGAGAGTGTCGGGGATATGGGAGTTGAGAATATTGGAAACGGCAAAACATTGCCGGATGATATTCCCGAGCCGCCTAAAGAAACGATTACTAAGAAAGGCGATTTATGGATCTTGGGTGATCACCGTCTTCTTTGCGGCGACAGCACAAGTGATGTGGATGTGTCGCGGCTCATGGACGGTCAGAAGGCAAGTTTGTTCGCTACCGACCCGCCGTATTGCGTGGACTATACCGGCGCGAATCGTCCTAACGGCGGCCGTGATTGGTCGAATGTTTATCACGAGATTGATATTCCGGATGCGGTTGATTTCATGCGTAAGTTTCTAAAGGTCGGAATTAATCACATTCATGAAAAGACGGCGTTGTATATGTGGCATGCTTCGAAGCGGCGTTCGGATATTGAGGGTCTATGCAAAGAAATCGGCGTGCTTATTCATCAGGAAATCGTTTGGGTTAAGCCCTGCGTGATTCTGACATTCTCGTTTTATTCATGGCGGCATGAGCCGTGTTTACTTATGTGGGTTAAGGGCCAGCGGCCGGAGTATAAACCCAAGAATAAATCCATAGGTAGTGTATGGACAGTTGATTTCCTAAGGTCAGGCGACCCAACGACTCCAGAATATCACACTGATGTCTGGGAACTTGATTGGGAAGGCAAGAAACGCAACCCGGGTCTTGATCATCCGACAGTGAAGCCGACAGAAGTTTTTGCCATACCTATGCGGGTTCATACAATCCCGGGCGATATTTGTTATGAACCGTTTAGCGGTTCAGGATCACAGATTATCGCGGGTGAGCGTTTAAACAGGCGGGTGTTCGCTATGGAAATCGAGCCGGTCTTCTGTGATGTAGCCGTGAGACGATGGGAGGAGTTTTCTGGGAAGAAAGCGGCCAGAGAATAATCGATGGATGAAAGAAATCGCAACCTTACAGAGATTGCTAAAAAGAAACGTTATATCGCGCTGGTTGAAAAACTCAGCCGGAGTACTCTTACCCAGAAAGAAGTTAAAGAACTGGAGGGTTTTGAGAAAGCGAACACGCGGCCGGAAGTTGAGGTTATTGCGGGGACTGTCGACTTGCCGACGATATCAGTCTTTCTGGAGAAATCGCCGCGCATGGTCAGGCGCTATATCGATCAGGGGATGCCGGTAATTCGAGATTCAGCCGGTGAAATATTTCGTTTTAAGGTGAATGATGTTTTCAAATGGCTCTACGGTTCAAAGGCAGGCGATGATGAGGGGAAAGAGTATTGGGATAACGAATACCGAAAGAACCGTGCAAAATTAAGCGAGATTGAACTTCGGCAGAAAGAGGGCGAGATTATTTCATTCGAGGATCATGTGTCGATTGTCAAAAATCAGGTGCGAGGCGTTAAGACTGGTTTTCTAAGGCTTCCGAAACATGTTGCGCCGAAATTGTATCAGCAAGAACCTAAGGTCATCTGTGAAATGCTGGATGAGGAAATTCGTTTTATTATCAACCAATTCGCGGGAATGCGTCATGTCAATAAAGCTGGGAAAAGAAATACTTAAGACAGTTGTGCCGTACGCGGCCGCAGAGTGGGTATTGCCGGAAAAGATTACTGTGAGCGACTGGGCCGACCGTTACCGCCGTCTGGATGTTAAGACATCAGCTGAGCCCGGGCAGTGGTCAACAGCAAGAACGCCGTATCTTAAGGGCATCATGGATGCTTTTACGGATCCGTATGTGGATGAGATCACGGTTATGGCGGCGTCTCAGGTAGGAAAGACCGAGGGAATGTATAACATGCTCGGATATATCATCGATCAAGACCCCGGGCCGACATTGATGGTCTTGCCGCGTGCGGATGACGCAAAGAGTGTTTCTTATAACCGCGTCAAGCCCATGATCGACAGTTCGCCGGTCTTGAGCCAGTATCTGCCGGTCAATCTCGATGATATGACAAAACTCGAATATCACTTTGACCGGATGATTTTATATTTCGCGGGTTCAAACAGTCCGGCTGACTTGGCATCACGTCCTATCCGGTATTTGTTTCTCGATGAGGTTGATAAATATCCGAAGTTTTCCGGCAGAGAAGCAGATCCGATCAAGCTGGCGTCTGAACGTCAAAAAACATTTTGGAATAAAAAGACGGTCAAGGTGTCGACGCCTACCACGCGCGAAGGATATATCTTCCGCGAGTACGATAAATCCGACCAGCGCAGATTTTATGTGCCTTGTCCGCATTGCGGCAAAAAGCAGGTTTTGGTGTTCGGGCAAATTAAATGGCCGAAAGAAGAATCATCATCGGAGAGGATAAAAAATGAACGACTTGCGTGGTACGAATGCATTCATTGCCACAAGCGAATCGAGAATGTTCATAAACAAAAGATGATGATGGAAGGCGAGTGGATCGCTGAGAAGAAAGAACTTAGCAGAAACCGTGGTTTTTGGATCAGCTCGCTCTATTCGCCGTGGCTTACGTTTTCAGATATTGCCGCTGAATTCTTGAAATCTAAAGATTATGTTGAGCTTTTAATGAATTTCGTCAACTCGTGGCTTGCGGAGGTTTGGGAAGAGAAGATCGAGGAAACGACAGTTGATAAAATCCGAAATTTATCACGCGATTATGACGAGGGCCTTGTTCCGGAGGATGTGCTGGTATTAACGGCTGGTGTTGACGTTCAAAAGGATCATTTTTTCTATGTTATTCGAGGCTGGGGTTATTACGAGGAATCGTGGCTTATTCGGACGGGCAGGGTTGAATACTGGGAAGACATTATCGAGGTTTTATTTAAGACCGAGTATTGCAGGGTTAATTCAGCGGAGAAGATCGGCGTTTATATGACTTGTGTCGACTCGGGTTTCAGAACTGATGAGGTATACCGTTTCTGCCGTCATTGGCAGGATAAAACTAAGGCTGTTAAAGGTCTTGAGGAAATAACCGGCGGACGTTTTTACCGTGCAAACAAGATTGATATCAACTCAAGAACTGGAGCAGTCATCCCGGGCGGGCTTGTCTTATGGAATCTCAACGTGACGCAGTATAAAGACAAAATCAATAGGCTCGTTAGTTCACAGAATCCGGCCAAATGGAATATATTCCGAAAGCCCAGCGACGATTATCTCATGCAATTTACATCCGAACATAAAGTGCTTATCCGTAACCGTACAACCGGTAAAGCAAAAGAGGTCTGGCAGAAAAAGAAAGAATCTGCGGCAAACCATTATTTGGATGCCGAGGTATATGCGCTCGCGGCCGCGGATATTATCCGCGCGCTTAATATGAGGCGCGAAGATGCACCTAGAATTCATCAAGTTATTCAAGAAGACCATATTCGAAAAGGATGGCTTCGCAAACCGGAAGGGTCTTGGCTTTAATGGGGAGATGGATAGAGAGAAAACCAAACTGGCTAAAGAATGTTAGCGGCGCAAATAGTGCCGCAGAGAAGCCTGTAGGACGACCGCCGAATGAATCATCGGATTACGGGGTTAGATTTATACCTATTCGGTGCCCAAAATGCCGAAGCAAAGACAATAAATGTTATTCAAGCCGTCCTCCAATCAGGTATCACGTGTGCAATAAATGCGGACATAATTTCAAATCTGTTGAGGCTAACGATGAAAAATAATTATTACTAATTTGTGGTAACGACCATATTGTCAAATGGTGTGGTTAGAGTAATATTGAAGTAGAAAATTTACCGCGGGACAGCTGATCACTGTTGCCGCACCCAATAGCAGTAAAAAGCCCGATTCCTTGCGCAAGGGGGAGTCGGGTTTTTTTATTGGGAAAAAGGAGACGTATGAGTTCACCGTCGAAAGAAGTAATGCTCGAAAACGTGGAGAATGCGATTAACGCGCGTATTACAGGCGGCGCGGTGCAGGCGTATTCGATTGGTGGCCGCAATCTTCAGTATGTGCCGCTTTCTGATCTCTACAAATTACGGGATCAATTGAAACGCGAGATCGCAGGATCTGGCGGCACAACGACCTATGCGTCATTCGGGAATCCATCATGAAAAAGACTTTTACTGACAGATTGGCTGGCGGTCTTGATGCTTTTATTTCGTTTTTCTCTCCGCGCGAAGGCTTAAAACGGCGCATGTTCAGGGAAGCAATTAAAATTTCGGACAGATTTACCTCATATCGTGGCGCTTCCCGTGACAGGCTTCGATCAACGTGGCTTCCGGGAGGCGGTTCTGCAGATGAGGATTTATTGCCGGAGCTTAAAGACATCCGAGAACGTAGTCGCGATTTAAATCGTAACGACGCGCATGCGTCAGGCATTACTTCCACCATGACCACCAACGTGGTCGGCTCAGGAATTCGTCCTCAATCGCGTGTTGATATGGAGTTTCTTGATCTGGGCGAGGATGAGGCAAACGCATTTCAAAAAGACGCGGAACGAGTTTGGAAGCGATGGGCCCCATTTGCTGATGCTGGCTACCGCATGGACTTCTATGAGATTCAACAGTTAGTTGACCGGCAGATTCTCGAAAATGGCGAAGCATTAATCATTCCGATGATGCTTAAGGATCCTGTGCGGCCGTATTCCCTCGGCCTTCAGGTGATCGAATCAGACCGGCTTGATACGCCGTCTGATAGGCGCGGTGATAAGTCAGTTAGATCCGGAGTGAAGGTCGGAGAGAAAGGCGAGCCGGTTTCATATTTTATACAAAAGACTCATCCCGGAGATATTCGGTATGCCAAGCGAGAGGAAAGAGAGTTTATAGAAATTCCCGCGTTCAACGCATACGGCAGACGCAATGTGTTTCATCTTTATTACGTTCAACGGTCAGGTCAGACAAGAGGCGTTCCGTTCTTTGCGCCGGTTCTTAATTATTTCAAAGACCTTTCAGAGTACGCGGAAGCGGAACTTGTTGCGGCGCGGATCGCGGCGTGCTTCTCGCTTTTTATTACGTCCGAGGCATCGATGGATGTATCCGCAAGCGGCGCGTATGACCGTAATCCTGCAGGTCAGCTTATTGAGAGCCTAGAGCCGGGCATGATTAAGCACCTTATGCCGGGTGAAAGTATTACGTCGTTTAATCCGCAACGTCCGGGGTCAAGTTTTGAGCCGTTTGTTGAACGCATTCTTAAAGCGATATCAGCGGCGTTAGGTTTGCCGTATGAGCTTGTGGCGAAAGATTTTTCAAAGACAAATTATTCCAGTGCGCGGGCGGCACTACTTGAGGCAAGGCGTTATTTCAAGATGCGGCAGGAATGGTTGTCTCGCAAATTATGCCAGCCGGTTTGGGAGATGCTTCTTGAGGAGGCGTATTTAAGGGGCGAAGTCAAAGCAGATACATTTTATGAAAACCAGCGTTACTGGACGAGCGCGTCATGGATCGCACCGGGCTGGGAGTGGGTGGATCCGCTTAAAGAAGCGCAGGCGGCTGAGGTTGGTTTAAGAAACGGCATCGTGACGTATTCCGATCTTTATGCGCAGTCAGGCAAGGATTGGGAGGAAAGTTTTGAGCAACGCAAGCGCGAGCAGGCGAAGCTCAAAGAACTGGGGATAGAGGTGGACAATGGAAACAACGCAAAACAAGGACAGCAAGCGGCCGGTCAAGAAACGCCGCAGGATACGGCTGGGGAACAGACAGCAGATGTCAATGCCGGTTGAGGTTGATGTTTCTGTTAAGCGGCCGGAAGGGGTGAAAGATGGCGAATAAAGATATTTATTTTCGCGCGGACATTGCCCGGGGCGGCGATGTGAGGGTTAACCGCAAAGATGAAGTCATCGCGGGCTTCGCCGTTGTCACCAAGGGCGTTACGCATGACGAAAGGGGGGAGTTCGATGATGTAGCTTTGGATTCGGTTGTTGAATTTGGCAATCAGTCGAAGGGCGGGATCAAATCACGGTTCGGTCACCCGAATATGTCAAG